CATCGGCAAGGCGATGAAAAAGACCCCGCGGTAAGGCGGGGCCAAAGTCGAGCTTCGAAAAGCGCTTCGAAAAGCTTTGGGAAAACACTGTCTTATCGCTGATTTGGGTTGCGCACGCAACTTGGATCGGCCGGTCAGAGGGGTTTTCCATGTCCGATAGTCCAGTCGCGGCGCCGGTACCGGCAGCAGCACCACCCGCAGCGCACGAAGTCGTCGTCGATCAGAACCCGGTCAATACCCCGGCCCCCGTCGGATCGCAGGCGCCGCCGCGGCCGCCGGGCGAGGCGACCTCGCACGGCCGCCCGGAAAGCCGGCGGGAAGCGATCCAGCGGGCGTTTGCCAAGTCGCGGGAGGGCGTCGAGCTGCCGGCGGCGAAGGCGCGCATCGGGCACAATCAGCCGCCCGAGCCGATCGAGCAGGCCAAGCCCAAAGTCGCAGCCAAAGCCGAGAAGCCCGAACCCAAGGTGGCGAGCAAGACCGCGGCCGAGGTGCCGCTCAATCTGCGGCAGCGGCCGGTGGAGCGCGGAGAACACGGGCATTTCGTGCCCAAGGAACGCCCGGAAGCCGCTTCTCCCGCTCGGCAGCCATCGCCGGGCGCGCCGGTAGCCAATCCATTGCCGCCGGCTGATCCGTACCGCGAGCCGCTGCGGCGGATGAGCCCCGCCGCCAAGGCGGAATGGCACGCGGCGCCGGCGAGCGTGCGCGAGGACGTGCATCGCATGCACCGCGAGTTCGGCAATTTCTATCAGCGGGCCAAGGCGACGCATGAGGCATTCGCGCCGATCAAGCCGTATTACGACCTGGCGCGCTCGCACGGCACCACGCTCGATCGCGCGCTCGGCAACTATGTCGGCATGGAAAACAAGCTGCGCTCGGACCCGATCGGCGGGCTCGATGTGCTGGTGCGCAATTTGAATCTGCGCACCGCCGACGGGCAGCAGATTACGCTACCGGACATTGCGCATTACGTCCTGTCGCGCACGCCCGAGCAACATGCGCTGACGCAAACCGGCAACGTCACCAGCGCGCACAATGCGCAAATTGCGCAATTGACTCAGCAGGTGACGCAGTTGACGGCGGCGTTGCAGCATATGCATAATCGACAGCAGCAGCGCCAGCGGTACAATCAAACGAAACGGGGGGTTGACCGGTTCGCCGAGACTCACCCGCGGATTGATGAGGCCGGCTTCAGCGATGTCGTCGTGCAGGAATTGCGCGCCGGTCACGGCCTCGAACAGGCTTACCAGCGCGCGCAATTGCTGCGACCGAACGTGCGACCGAACGGAGTGACGGCTCAGACCCGTCCCAATGGCGCGGCTCAGACCCGCACCGTCGACCGTTCCATTTCCGGTGCTCCCAGCGCTGCCCCCTCGAACGGCAAAGCGCCCCGCCGCGCCGGCGCCCCGCCGTCAAATCGCCGCGACGTCATTGCCGCTGCCATTCGCAAGGCCAATGGGTCGCTTTGATCTTTCTCATTTCGCCAATGCCTGGTGGCATCGGCATGTGGAGCGAACAAAATGCCCAATATCACCTCAAATGCCGCCTACCAGCAGATTCTATCGATGACGCTGGAGGAGCGGTCCGCCGATTATCAGGACCTGGTGAGCAACAACAACGCGCTGCTGGCGGTGTTGCGGCGCAAGGGATTGTGGCAGACCTATCACGGTCCGCAAATCCGCCAGACGCTGCAGATCGGCAAGCAGAATGCGCAATGGTACTCGGGCTATGATCAATTGCTCAATCCCGCGATCGATCTGTTCAACGACGCGTTTTTCAGTCCCAAGTTCGTCGTCGTGCCGATCGTCCTGTCGATGCAGGAAATCCTCAACAACGAGGGCGAGGGGCAGCTGATCGACGTTTACGACGCCTATATCGACGCTGCCGAGCGGGCGCTCGAGGACACCATGGACGCCGGTATCTACAGCGACGGCACCGCCAACGGCGGCAAGCAGATCACCGGCCTCGCCACTGCGGTTCCGATCGTCAATACCTCGGGCGTCTATGGCGGCATCGATCGCGGCACCGCCATCATCTGGCGCACGCAGGTTTTCGACGCGCAGAGCTTCAACGCGACGATCGGCACGCAGGTCACCTCGGCGACGATACGGCCGTTTCTCAATGCCATCATGACGCGGCAATCACGTGGTCGCGATTACGCCGATCTGCTGCTGATGTCGCCGGAGCATTACGCGGCCTATGACGCCGCCACCGTGGCGATCCAGCGCCAGACCAACGAAACCTCGCTGGGGCAACTTGGCTTTTCCGCGCTGGAATATATCGGCGGCGGCAAGCGCGCCGAGATCGTGCTCGATGGCGGCATCGGCTCCAACATGCCGGCCAACACCACGTTCGGGCTCAACACCGATTCACTGCGGCTGCGCTATCACCCCAATCGTAACTTCGACAAGCTGTTCGATGGGGATGGACAAATGCCCATCGACAAGGATGCTATCGCTCAGTTCATCGGTTGGGCTGGCGAATTAACCATGGTGAATCCTTTGTATAACTGGCGCTTCTTTGACAGTAATCCTGCGGCATAGCCATTGTCAATGATTTCTCGGTTGGCTATCCTTATCGGATTGTCAACTGAGGGTCTGGAAATGGCACCGCCCAGGACGGTCACGCTACCGACGCAAGACGAACTAAAACAACTGCTTCGTTACAATCAGAGAACAGGGCAGTTGTTGTGGAAGAAACGGCCTCGAAGCATGTTCAACAGTATGGATTCACATAAGGGCTGGAACGCGCGGTTTGCCGATCGCGAGGCATTCACGCACGTTAACCGTGGCTATCGTCGCGGCATGATCCATCACAACAGTGTCTACGCGCACAGGGCGATTTGGAAGTTAATGACGGGTGTGGATATTGAGGAAATAGATCACATCGACGGAAATCGCCTGAATAACACGTGGAAAAATCTTCGTATCGGCATCAGGGAAAATCAGAAAAATTGTCCGCGCCGACATGACAATACGTCAGGACATGTCGGAGTCGTGCGGCGCGGTGAACGTTGGATTGCGCAAGTTGGTCGGAACGGCACGACCATACACATCGGTATTTACGACACCAAAGAAGAGGCTATCGCCGCACGTAAACAGGCTGAAATTGGTTACGGCTTCCACCCCAATCACGGCCGCGAGGCCGCAACCGAGGACTCCAACCCGGCCGCGTAGGTCCACCTGCTACCCTCCCTATGCGGCCGTGGCCGGTGCCGGAATCTGCCCCCGGCACCGGTTTTCTCGAAGTGACGGAGCGAACGAATGGCGATCCTGCAAGACCCCGACAGTGTGCTGATCGTGCTGTTCAAGAACGGCACGCAGGAAAACCCGGCCAAGAGCCTCAAGGAAGGCCGGCCGATTTTCGACGACGTCGAACTCTGCGAAATCCGCCAGCCCGGATCGCGTGACGTCAAGATATTCCCGGCGCATGCGTTCTGCCCGGAGAAAAAGCGCGATTTATACAGCGGCGGCGAGCGTTCGATCACCTACGCCGAGCGGTTTGCGCATCAGTACAAGCAATTCGCGGCGCAAACCGCGCAGACCCGCACCGGTACGCCGTTGGAATTCGTGCCGTTTTTGACGGCGGCGCGGCGCGCCGAATTGCGCGGGCTCAACATCTATACGGCCGAGGCGCTGGCGCATATCGACGGGCAGGAATTGAAAAACTTAGGGCCCGGCGGGCGCGAATTGAAGAACCAGGCCGAGGCTTACATCGAGCAGGCCCGGCACGGCGCCCCGGCGTTGGAAGCGGCGGCGGAGCTCGAGGCGCTGCGCGCGCGCAATCGCGTGCTGGAGGACGACAATGCGGCGCTCAAGAGCGCGCCCAAGGAAAGTCTTAAAGAAAGTTTCGACGATATGAGCGTCGAGCAATTGCGTGAATACATCACCGAGCGCACCGGTCATGCGCCGCATGGGGCACTGTCGCAAAAGGTGCTCAAGCGCATGGCCGAGGACGCCACCACGAAGGCGGCTTGATCCGATGTCGCTTCTTAGCGTCGTGCAGGATGTCTGCGAAGTGGTCGGCATCGAGCGTTTGACGACGATCTTCGGCAGCCTCAACGCGCAGCGCACGCAGCAGGAAATGCTGGCCTGCGCCAACGAGATGGCGCAGCAGATGGCGCGCGACACTCGCGACTGGTCGGCGCTCACCGGGACCGCGACATTGACCGGGGATGGCGTCGCCACCGACTTCGCCATGCCGGACGATTTCTGGCGCATGCTGCTCAACGGCAATGTCTGGTCGTCGCTGTCGGCGCTGGTGCCGCTGCGATTCATCGGCAGCTATGACGAATGGCTGCGGCGCAGCGCGACCGCCTATTGGGACAGCCGCGGCTCCTACATCATCCTCGGCGATCGCATGCACATCCAGCCGACGCTGGGCGTCGGCATGACCGCGACATTCGGCTACATTTCCAATCTGTGCATCAAAAACACGGCCGGCGCGCGCCTCGATCGGTTCATGGCGGACGACGACAGCTACGTGCTCGACGAGCGGCTGTTGAAGCTGAACATGATCTGGAAATGGAAAAGCAACAAGGGGTCGCCCTATGCGGAGGACATGGGGACGTTCTTCGATGCGTTCGCGATGAAGGCGGGCCACGACCAGCCGGCGCCGGTCCTGATCGGCGGGGTGCCGATATCGTCGACGGTCAGCGCCACCATTGCCTATCCCTGGCCGCTGCCGACGCCATGAGTAGATAGCATGGCCACATACGCTGCATTTCGTAGGCAACCTGTCCCGGCGCAATATGCGCAGAGCCTGCAGACGACGACGCTGGCGGCGCCGACGCGCGGCATTATCGAGAGCGAGAACCAGGCTTACATGGCGCCCGGCGGCGCCATCGTGCAGGACAACTGGGTATCGACCTTGCGTGGCGTCAAGCTGCGCGGCGGCACCAGCGTGTGGTGCGATCTGCACGGGCTCGACGCCTGGGACGAGGGCGAGTGGGACATCTCGCAATGGGATGCGCCGGTGCCGCCGGTGTCGAGCCCGCTGCGCCAGCCGATCGTGTCGGCGTTCGAGTATGTCGCCGGCGATGACATTCACCGGATGTTCGCGGCGCAGCCGACTATTCTGTTCGATGTGTCCGAGCGGCTGCCGCTGGTCGTCAAATCCGGCCAGCACAGCGGCAACTATGCGGCGACGCAGCTTTCGAACCTGTCCGGCAATCATCTGATTGCGGTCAATGACGCCGGCGACGCGCCCTTGTATTACGACGGCGCGGCGTGGACCACGTTCGATGCCGATCAGATCACCGGCCCGGTCGGATCGAGTGTCGAGCACGGGACGAATCTGACTTACGTGTGGAAGTATCGTAACCGCATGTTTTTCATCGAAGGCGGTTCGATGAATGCGTATTTTCTCGATATCGATAGTTTCCAGGGCGCGCTGCAATTGATCCCGCTCGGCGGCAGCAATGCCAAAGGCGGCAGCTTGCTGTTCGGCGCCACCTGGTCCGGCGATACCGGGTCGGGCACCGACGACAAGTGCGTGTTCGTCACCACGGAAGGCGAACTGATCATCTTCAGCGGCAATAATCCCGGCGATCCGGCCGCCTGGCAGCAGCAGGGCGTCTACGCCATCGGCAAGCCGATGGGCATGAACGCGCACCTGGCGATCGGCGGCGATATCTTGATCATGACGGTGGACGGCATTGTTCCGCTGAGCGTGGCGATCAGCAAGGATTCCGGCACGCTCGATTTGGCGTTGCCGACCCGGCCGATCCGGTCGATGTGGCGCACTGAAGTGGCGCTGAAGGCTGATCGGCCATGGACGATGAAGCGCTGGGACAGCTACGGCGGCATTTTTGTGACCTGGCCGGGCGGCCTCGAAGGCAATCGCTATTGCGCGGCGATGAACAACGCCACCGCGGCCTGGTGCCGCTTTGTCGGTTACGATGCGTTCTGTTTCATGATGATGCGCGATGCGATGTTCTTCGGCACCTCGGACGGCCGCATCATGCAGTGCGAAATCGGCGGCACTGATGCCGGGTTGCCTTATGTCGCCACGCTGGTCGGCGGCTGGGAGATGTTCCAGGCGCCGTCCGCGATGGTCGTCTGGCATCAGGCGCGAGCGGTGTTCACCGCGACGGCCGATCAGCCGTTCCTGCCGCAGCTCGATGCCGCGATCGATTATCTGGTGACGGTACCGCCGCCGCCGCCGGTCGGGCCCGACCCTGGCGTTCGCGAGGTGTGGGACGAGGGGCTATGGGACGCGGCGCGCTGGGATCAGCCGACGCCGGCGGTGGCGCCGGTTCGCAACACGCGCTGGCTTTCGATCGGCAAGACCGGGTTTGCGCACGCGCCGATCGTGCAGATCACGGTGGCGCAGCAGGCGCTGCCGCAGGTGGAGCTGCTGGCGATCGGGGCGACGTACGAGAACGCCGGCATCAATGTGTGAGGGATAGGCCATGGCTATGAGCCGTGAGGATATCATTCAGGCGTTGCTGGCGCAGTATGGCGATAGCGGCGGTCTCGCTGGCGGCGGTCTCGCCGGCAGCTCTGCGCCGAGCGGCGATCGTGGTGGGTTCTCGCTCGGCCCGCAGGGGCCGTTCAGCGACGTGCAGGTCGATACGTCGCTGGCGCCATCGGAGTCGCGGGGTCCGCCGGGACCGTTCAGCGGCGTCAATACTCCGGCTGATCTCGGGCCGGTGGTGTCGGCGCCTGCGCCCTCGCCGACGGCTGGCATTCCTGCGGCGTCAGCGCCCTCGCGCGGAGCGCAGGCGCCTGATTCCTTTGTCAGCCGGGGATTCAGCGATCCGCCGTTCGGAAATCTCGCGACCTTCGGCGGTTTCGTGCCGTCGTTAGGGTTTTCGCCGCTCGGAAACCTCTCGACGTTCGGAGGGTTTGTCCCGTCTCACGCTACTCCGGATCAAAACCCGCCGCTGGTCGGGGGATTGCCGCCCACCGGGGTGTCGTTCACCGGCAGTCCCTTTGGCCTTGGCGCAGCGCAGAATTCATCCGCGCCGTTTGCAGGTAGTCCCGGCACCGTCGGCGATCAGAGCGCCGTGGACGCCACTAACGATGCCGGTTTTGGCGCCGGCTTTGATGACCTTGGCGGTTTGGGCGGCGAGAGCGACCAGGGGGGCGCCCCCAGCGGCGGAAGCCAGTCCGGGGGCCAC